AAGGGTTGCATTCCCGGTGCCGTCCCCGGCCACTTCTATGTAGGTTCCCACATTCCGCAGATCAGCCCACGAGGTGAGGGTCATCCAGCCGGTGTAGGCCACAGTCCTTGATGCACTAGCCGGTTTGGTTGTTGCCCCGTCAACCGACATCACCCGTATTTTGAAATTGAAGTCGCCGGAGCAACTGTAATCGATCGCGCCACGGACAAGCAGGGGAGGTGCACCCTCCTGTATGTGGCCGGTGAGCATCCGGAATTGCCCCGTGCCGCCGACGAGTGCGCTTGTGTTCAGGTCTCCGTCGGTGATGTTTTCCGGGGTCGAGACTGCGCCGGATACGGTGTAGGTAGTCACGTCCACCCGCCGCACGTCCGTGGCGCCGTCGTGGTTGTGTGCAGTCTCGCTGATGGTGATCGCGTCGGAGATGGTAATGCCATCGCTAATGCCGAGGCCGTTAAGTATTGCTATGGAGTCCTGCGGGGCGATGTTGGAGAGCACATCTATGGTGTCTGTGACGCCGAGGCTGTTGGCGATTACTATGGCGTCGGTGAGCCCCAGGCTGTTGGCGACGCCGATGGTGTCCTCAAGCGAAATCCCATCCAGCACGGACAGGTTGTTGTTGATCAGGATCTCGTCGACTATCTCCAGCGCGTCGTTGATGGTGATGCCGTCGCTGACCAGCAGGTCGACGCCCTGCGTCGCGGTCAGGTATCCCGGGGTGGAGACAACTGCTTTGCCTGGGTAGGCGGGGTGCTGGCTCCCCCCGCTCCCTAGGTAGGTGGTGCAGATGGCGGTGATGTCTACGGCGCGATCACCCAATTTCCCGTAGATTTTTGACACCGCCGTGAGCGGTATGGCTGAGATGATGTAGTCAAAAGAGTCTTTCTGCTCCCAGATCCCGGCACCCTTCAGGTGCGTAGTGGCAACGGTGAGGTTATGCCCCCGGGTGCAGTTGGTGATCTGGGCACCGGCGATGGCGGACACCAGTATCTGTTCGTCGTCGACCTGGAGCACTGTGCCGCTCACGATCCCCTCCCCGCTGGTGAGGTAGAAGCTGGTGGCGGTTGCAGAGATCGAGGCGGGCAGACTGGTCAGGGCGCCGGCGTTGACCGCCAGTGCCGGCAATGACTTCACGGTCCCGAACGGTATCGGGAGCACCTTCCCTACGTCGTCAGGGTCGGCATAAGGATAGGCTGCGCGGGTGACCAGGGTCCCGATCATGGCGCGCTCAAACCGGATGGATTCGTCCTGAAGAGAAAGGGACACGACGGTCTCATTAGGTATCGACAGGTCTTTTACATGCCCGCGAAACATCTCCTGGGGAGGATCGGCGCAGCCGTGATACCAGAGGTACTGCAAGACGGGGGACTCCTCGAGGGGATACTGGGTCGCCAGGTCCTCCATGTTGGGGGAGGCGTCAGGGTCGATCAGGAGCTCCAGGGCCAAATCCGAAATACGGAACTCATCCAGGGTGCCGCCGAGACCTTCCAGGAGCTGCCCCCAGGATCGCACCCACGCCCGGGTTGTCACTCCCCAGGGGGTGATGACATAGGCATTGGCGCTCAGGTAGTAGGTCACCCCGCCGGCGGAGAACTTAAAGATCCACACGGGGGCGGCGCCGGTCAGCTTGTTTTTCTCGGCGGTGAATGCGGCGGGGAAATCTATCACAGCTCCTCCACCAGGTTAAGGTCCGTCTCGTACCGGTTGTAGTTGATCTGCCGCACGATGATCTGCCGGCCGGACAGCCGGAGGGTACGGGTAATGCCGGCTTCCTCGATCCAAGCAAACCGGTTCCGGGCACCGTGCGCGAAGGAGAAGAAAAAGGCCAGGAGGTTGATGAAGCCGTCGAAGTCCAGCGCCATGGAATACTGGTGCTCTTGAAGCGTCAAAAGGCTTTTGCCGTAGATGATCGGGCTGCCTGCGCTGTTGTGCTCCAGGGTCTGGGGCTTTTGTATGCTGTAGCCGGTGGTGGGGCGCAGCGGAGCGGGGAAGGGCATGGCCACCCCTCCCAGGACGAAGCGGTTGCCGGTGATCGCCGCGGGTACGCCGGGGGCGAGGGACTGCGGGTAATTGATGTTCACCCGCAACGGGAGCTCCACGCGGTAACGGCCGAAGGCGATTTCTGGCATAGCAGGGAGCGTGTCCGAGGCAAAGCGCACCGGAAGCGCGGGGCCGATTACCGGGTTAAACAGGCTGAATACCCCGGCCATCCCGTTGATGGCCGGGGACGCATGAAACGCTATCAGGGCGGCGCGATCGACGCTGCTCATGCCGGACCAGGGGAGCTGGATCAGCAGCTCCTGGACGTAGGGCGCATAGGCGCGGGTGTCACCTCCCGCACTTACGACGGAGGCCTGCTCCCAGCTGAGGGTAAAGGTCGGGTAGCCGTGCATGCGCGACGGGGCGAAGGATACGCCGTCCCCGGTGAAGAGCGCCGCCCCTGACGGCGCCCAGTCCTCGGAGTATCCGTCGGCGTAGGCGCCGTATGTCGCGTAGCGGTTGATGGTCATGCAACGGCGAAGTCATTGCAGGAAATGATGATAACGCCATCCCCGGGGCCTTCGGTGAATTGCTCCTGCGTGTTCAGCTCGTTGGTAAGCGGGGACAGCGTGCCGATCAGGGCCGGGCGGTCCTTGCAAGCATCCTTCTTTACGCAACGGCTGCAGCGTGCATCTATGGTCCAACTCATAAAAACCTCCCTGTTTATGCCCGGCGTCTGCGGGCGAAATCTTCCAATTTGGGGAACAGCTTGCGGCTGATCGCATCTACCATGGCATCGGCGTCTACCTTCCCGCCGCCCTGCATAATGAGCTGGATGGCACCCGGGGCGATGGTGAGGCCGCCACCGTTGCCGCCTGAGTTCGCACGGGCCGGGGTGATGTAGCCACCCTTGTTACCCATGGTGAGGTACTCGGTGCCGTCCTCGTTGATCCGGTAGGTCGCGTATGCCTTGACCGGGCCGCCGTTGGCGCGGGCGCCGGCAAAGGGGTTCGGATCAGTAAGTGAGACGAACGGGGAGTTGGAGCTGATGACGGTCAATCCGCCACCGCGGGAGCCGGATGGCGACTGGTATCCCGGGACGGCCTGGCCGTTGGAAAAGGCGCCGCCGCCATTGGCGTAGATGGGGGAATTCCCGCTGAAGCCGACGATCTCACCGTTGAGCACTTTTACCTGCTCGAGGAAGGTTGCCGACTCCTGTATCCTGCGGTTCAACTGCTCCTGCAGCTGTATCTGCTGGGAGAGTCCGGAGATGGCTGTGGCGTTCCCCTGGGCCCAGGCGATGGCTATTCGATCCTGTAGCGAGGAGAGCTTCTCGCGGCCTTCCCGCAGCTTGTTTTCCGAGTCGATCAGCTCCTGGTCCTTGCCGTTCAACTTGTCCAGTTCGGTCTGCAGGGATACCAGGTCGGCGGCGTACTGCCGGCGCTCCTCGTTCTCCTTGATCTGGGCCGAGACCAGGGCGATATGCCGGTTCTTCTCCGTGGCGGCAAGGGCGTCAACCGCTCCCTGGATCCCCTCTTCGGCCTCTTTTCTGAGCCTCAGCATCTGTATGCTGCGCTCGTCTTCCTGCTGTTTGGCGCGCTCGGCTGCGACGTACTGCCCGGACGCCTCCAGGGTGGAATTGATGATCTTGGCGTACTCCTCCTGGCGCTCCCGGAGCGCGGCCGTCATCTTCGACTCGCTGTCGACGAAGACCTTCGCGTAATCGATCTGGGCCTTCTGGACGTCCGCTACGGCCTTTTGGTTTCGGGCCAGCTCCTCCTGGTACTCCGCGCTCTTCTCCCCACGTTTTGCGTGAATGAACGCGAGGGCTTCCTCTTCGCGGCGGAGGTAGGCGATGGCGTTATCAACCTGGTCCTGAGCTGCGGTCAGGGCAACCTTGGTTTCTTCCTCGTAGTAGGTTTTCGTGGTCACCAGCCCCTGGCTGTAGCGGGTTTTCATGATGGAGACTTCTATCTCGGACTGCCCCTTCACCAGGGCGCTCTTCTGGTCCTGGAGGGTTTTAAACGCGGCCAGCTCCTTCCCCATCAAATCCATTTTCTCTTTCAGCTGCTCGGGGGTGTCTTGCAGGTTCACCTGGGGGACCTGTGCGCCGGCGCCGGAAGTTTTGCGCTTGGCCATTACCTCGCTGAGGCGCTGGCCTGCGACGGCGCCGCGGGCTTCCTGCTCCCTGAAGGCCGCCTCACCGGTCAGCATCCAGCCGTACTTCTGGTAGAGGAATTCGTCGAGTTTGCGCACCGCCGGCTGCAGGGCGAAGCCAAGGCCGATGCCGCCGCCGATGGCGATCCCCGCGCCGGCGAGCCCGCCGCCGATCGCCGCGAGGACTCCTCCCCCGGCCACCGCGCCGCCGACTCCCGCCGCTCCCCCGGCAGTGGCAGCGCCCGCTGCCGCCGTGGCGGCCGTCCCGGACAAGGCACCGATGGCGACCATGGAGCCCCGTATGGCGATCAGGGTTTCGGACAGGGTGGTGAAGACGCCCACGATGCCGGTGACGCCCTTGATGATGGCGCCGCCGACGATCACCGTGGCGAAGGGCTCGAAATTGTCCCAGATGAATCCGGCGACTTCGGCTACTCCGCCCATGACGGCTTTCACCGTCTCCCAGGCGTTGGCGATCTTCTCGCCGATCTCCTCCCGGTGGCTCTTCAGATACTCGTTGACTTTGCCGAGTTCAGTGGAGATGTCCTTCACAATTCCCGCGAAACCTGCGCGCAGCACCAGATCGAGAGAGGTCTGCATCGAGCTCTTGACGGCGCCCCAGGTCTGGTTCAGGTCATCCGCCGCCATGCCAAAACCGGATAAGCGCTTGCCCAGCTCCTCGACCAGGGTGCCGGACTGCTTCCACTTGTCGATTTGCTGTTTAAGCGGACCGTCAACGGTGCGCTGCAGCAGCTGGGCCAGCTGGCTGTTCTGGTCCACGGTCCCCATCATGAGCGCGCGGATCTCCTGGCGCACCTGGATCTCGCTGGCGCCGTTGCGGCTGTAGACGGCCGCGGCGTTGGCTATGCGGGTGAAGGCTTCGACCTGGCCGGCGTTATTGTTGTCCAGGACCACGCCTTGTTTGACCATCTCCTCGGTGATCTGCTGCAGGCTGGTGAGGTTCAGGGTGGTGCGGGCGTCCACCTGCTGCAGGGTGACCTGCAGACCCTCGGCGTAGATCTTGGCCTGGCGGTAGTTATCCGCGATGTTCTCGCCCCCCTGGAGCGAGGTGATCATGGCTGCCGTCTGGATGACCGACTGCTGGAAGTTATCGACGGCCTCGATGCCCTTGTTGAACATGCCGACCAGGGACAACCCGACGATCGCGGTGGTGAGGACCCCCATGATGGTACTGGCCAGGGAGCGCATCTTCGATTCCAAGGATCCCGTTTCCCGCCCGAGGTTCTTGATGGCGTTGGCGGACTGGTTGGTGGAAGTGGTGACCTGCCGCTGCTGCTTATCCAGGTTGCTCAAGCCAGCCGTGGCGTTTTTGATGGCGGACTGGGCCGGGCCACTTTTGTCTTCACCCAGGACTGTCAGTTTTACTTCAGCCATTGCTTTGCCCCTCTCCGGCCTTTTCCTTGGCTAGCAACCTGCACTCCATTTCCAGCAACGCCAGGTGTTCCAGGTCTTCGTCTGTTACGTCGAACATCTTGCAGACCCGGGGGGCCAGCCCGTATTCGTTGAGCAGCCCCAGCATGCCCCGCAGTTCCAGGAGCCTCATGTCATCGTCGTCCAGCTGGTCGAACTCGACCGGGCAACTCCCCTCGAAGCAGACCGGCCATTCGCCCTCGTCACTGAATGTTTGCCCGCAATTCCCGCACGTAACCTTCGGGTGATCCGCCTGCCCCCGGAGGTACGTGATCAGTCGTTTTTTGGCTCGGCATCCTCCTCGAGGTCGAGTTCCTCCAGCAGTTCGCCCAGGGTCTGGGAGTCGCCATCGGCGGGCTCTTCGTCCAGGAACATCGCGGATGATGTGCTGGTCCGGAATACGAAGGAGCTGAACTCGGCACACTTCTCCATCAACATGTTCCGGTTCTCCCCGTTGAAGGGGAGCGGGGCGCCGCCCGGGAGCACCAGGCCGGGATGCCCGGGGTTTTTATCCTGGACCTTATGACGCCAGTTGTGCACCGCGGCCTTGCCGAGGAACATGTCGTAGATCAGCGACTGAGGGGATCTGAGCTTCCTCGCCGCCTCCTCCGCTTTTTTGAGCAGCTTGTTCATCCGATCTTTGCTGATGAACTCCAGTTCGACCTCGGTGTCGCTGTCGTAGTCAAAATACTTGCGCGGGGGAGTCTCGAATACGCCTACTTTTGCCATGTACTGCCTCCTTTATGTAGCGGAGGCGGCCCTGCGACCGCCCCCATCAAATTGAAATTACCCGGGCTAGGCCAGGGGGTTGGTGGTCCGCTTGCTGGTGATGGACCACCAGAGGGGATCGGTGATCCCGGTCATGCCGGCAGGCGCTACGGCTGCGCCGTGGACGATGAACTCGAGCGGTTCCTTGATGCGGCCGTTATCGTCGGTCGGGTTCGCGTTCTTCATCTGCAGGTGCGGGTACTGCCAGAGGTGCGTGTAATTGTAGGGCGCGGCGATTTGCGCGCCGGTGGCGGTAATGTCCATCTTCTTCCTGGCGTCACTGCTCAGGGCGTTCATGTAGGTGGGAGCAGAGTGCTTGGGAAACTCCAGCGTGATCCCCAGTTCCGGGAAGCCGTCGTTTGAAGGCTCGTCGCTGAGATCCTGCGGGTTGGTTCCGGTGGTTCGGTACTCGCCAGTGAACTCGCCCTTCATCTTGCGCTTGAGGCTGATGGAGAACTTCGACGGGTAGATCCTGTCGCCTGCGGCCAGGGCAATGTCACCCACGTTGTTCATGCGGAACACCAGGTGGCTGAACATGACCGGATTGGCGTTGGCGTCGGTCGGCAGCGTCACGTTGGCATAGGTGGCCAGGGTGTTAATGGCGCTGGCGACTTCGCGGTTGATACCGATCACGTCCAGGGTCACCTGGAGGGGGTTGGGGCCGACCTCTCCGCTTATGGTGATGCCGGTGACCTTGGCCGTCGGGATCTCCTCGATGTAGGCGACCATGCTCTTTGCCACGGTGATCATCAGGCCATAGGGATCGGTGCTCCACTTCAGCAAGTGTAGATAGGCGGCGGTGGCACCCTGAACTGTCGGAGCCCCAGCAATGCCCATGAGCATGGCCGCGATCAGTTCCATCCCGGCGTAGCGCAGGTTGAAGGTGTAGCTGGTTGTACAATCGATGGGGCCTGCAGTGCCGTCGATGCTGAAGGAGCGGCCACGGCTTTCGTCGACCTGGACGTCAGCGCTTCTTTTGGCCTGACCGGAAAGGAACAGGATGCCGTCGGTGGCTCCACAGGCGACGGCGGTGTTCCACTCGACAGCTTTCCTGATCGCCAGAAGTTGCTGGGCGCCTGAAATGGGACTAGGCAAGGGTCACCTCCTTGGGCTTCTTTCCGGTGGACCCGGTGGACCCGGTGGACCCGGTGGACCCGGGGGGGGCGGTAGGGTCGGTAGACGCCGGCGGGGGCTGGTTGCCGACCTGACGCCCCAGCTCGGCGGCGCGGGCCTGGTCTTTCAGCTCAAGGGGGGACAGGAAACCGTCTGGGCGCACGAAGAGTTCTTCGGCAAACTCCTCTTCCTCGATGGTGATCTTGGCCTTGGGAATCAGCTGGCCGTGCTTGGGGTGTATCCCCAGGCCCCCCTTGTCGGACCTTACTGTCACTACGATTTTAGCCATGGTGCTCCTCCTCTTGTTGTTACTGCTTAAAGGATCTCCGCCACCGGCAGTCTGAGCTCGGCGTAGTGGCAAAGGACGTTTCCGAAAAAGCGCTCTTCTATCAGGTCGACGGCCATGGGCCCGGCGTCGTGGCAAACATTGTCCAGGGTGTGGTTGCCGCGAAATATGTCGCAGAGGGCGTCGATCGCGGCGTTGAACAGCAGCTCCGTCTGATCGGCGTCCTGAAGGGCCATGTACCCCTTGATCCGGTAGAAGTGGGTGAGCTGCTCTTCGCCCCCTCCCAGCTTCTCCGCGGGGCGGGACATGCGGCGGATCTCCCAGCCAAAAATCCTCCCGGTCTCCGGGTCCTTGAAGAAGTTAAGGAACACGTTCCAGTCGTTGGTCCAGCGCTCGTACTTGTGGATCATGCCCAGGGTGCTCGATGCGAATGCGGGGTCGACCAGGTCTTCCTGGCCGGCCAGCAGCTCAAAGATCTTTTGACGGATGATGGCATCGCTCATCGGTTCAGCTCCGTGGCCACCTTCAGGCCTTTGCTATCGGCCATGTCCTGCAGCCGGTTCAGGTTGTGCACCAGCGCCTTCTCGAACATGTGGGCGCCTTCGAAACCCTTGCGGCCGATGGAGCGGCGCACCACGAATTCCACCCGTTTAGCTTGGTCCGGAGAGAGCCCCATCTTCAGCTCGATCCAGCGCAGCAGCGAGCCCATGGGGGGGAGGGCTTTACCAGCCGTGCGGCCCTTTTCCACCACCTCGGCGTACTTGTGGGCGCTGACGACCACCCCTTTCACCAGGGGAGTCCCCTTGCTGTAGACCTCCGATTGAATGGACCCGAGCAGGCCCCCCTGGGCGCCGAAGACGCCTTGCGGGGTGTATTTCTTCACCTCGGCGAAGAGCAGCATGGTCGCTTCGGTGATGAGCTGGTCCAGGTTGGTCTGGACGATCGCCGGGAGGCGGCCGGTCAGGAGGGCACCGGTGGTGGTTATGGTCAGTTTGGTGTTCATCTGTAGCTATGCGTCAGCCGGGTCCGGGGACCGGCGGGGGGCTCTGCTGTGGCCATGGCTGCGGATACGGTGTCGTCCGGCCGAATGCCGAGGTGTTCCTTGTACTGGCGCTCGAGGAAATCAGCCAGGCGGCGAAATTCGTCTGTTTTGCTTCGGTAATCCACTACGTCCGCCTGCATGATCGGGCTGCTGGTCTGCCCGTAGGCCGCCGCCAGTTGGGTGCAGCAGATCGACGCGGCGAGACACGCCACCGCATCAAGATCCGTTTCCGCAACCGTTTCTTCCGTGTGCAGCCCGTTATAGCTGACCCTGATCACCTCGGCGGCGGTCGGGGTCATGGCCGGTATCCTCAGCGTCTGCCCGGCGGGAGTCTGATAGAGCCGGTACTCCCTGCTGTCCAGGAGCACTTCGGGGATAAGGCCCGCAGGAAACTCGACGCTCTGTATGGCGGAGAGACCCGGCGACCAGCCGGCCGGAAGGGCGTAGTCATGGGTGCCGTCCCCGGGGATGTCCGCGGTCAGGATACGCGAGCGGTGCTTGGAATAGCGCTTCAGCGCGGCGGCGATCGCGTTCTGGTAGTCGGTCGGGTATTGCAGTTTCTCCGACTGGTCCTTCACCTTCCCGGTTGTCAGTGTCAACAGATCCATGTGTTTCTCCTGGGGGTCCTAAAGGGGGCGGCCGTATCGGCCGCCCCTGTGTAGATTCGAGCTTGACGCTCAGGCCTATACGACCACGTTGCCCTGGGCGCCGCGATAGTCGGTTACGGCGCCGCCGTAGATGTGACGGATTTTGTAGGTGATCTTGTCGTTGCTGAACATGGACCCCACGTTCGGAAGGTCCTGGACAAACAGTTCCGGCTCCTCTTTGCCATCAAGGAAGCCGATCTCGATGGTGGGGATGTCCTTGGGATCCGCCAGGGTGTACCAGTTGTTGGCATCGGCCCAGGTTTTGACGGTGACGACTTCCCAGGTCTGGTTCCTGATGGCGTCGGCTGCTGTCGGGTTGAAACCCGCGAGGTTCGGCTGCACCGTGAGCTCGTAGGCCAGATCGGAGAGGTCGGGCGGAACGATCAGGAAGCGCGGGGCGATGCCGAGCGGTTCGGAGCTCCCCTGTTCGGTCTGTTTGGTCATGGCCAGGCGATTGGCCTGCAGCGTGGCCTTTGCGAGAGCTGCGACGCCGAGGTTGGCGTGCGTGGCGTGGAACAGCGCGACGGTGTCGTAGATGGCGGGGTTGGTGGCCAGGAAATCGAAGGCGAACTTGTACAAGGTCCGCGCGCCGGCCCTTCCCAGCTTGACGGGTACCCGGCGGATCAGCCCGACATCGTCGTTTTTGATCGCCTCGAGGGTGATGTCCTCGGTGCCCCCCTTCTTGACTGCCGCGTAGGTTGCCTCTTCATCGGCCGGAGTGGCGAGAGCGGCATACGCCCCCGACTGGGCGACGGTGGGAAGATCGCCGTAGCCACCCATGCGCGGCCTGTGCTGGGTGCGGAAGTCCGCCAGCGGGACCACCGAGCAGATCCGGCGCCAATCGCTCAGGCCGGAGGCGTTGTACTCGGCCACCATGCGGCGGGAGACGGCATCGCCGAGCATCTCGGTGAAACCGGTGGTGACGATGGATGCCTGGATCTTGACCGCGTCGCGCAGCTGGCCGGTGATGCGGGTGTCGCCGGTGATGTCCTGATAGCAGGCTTTGAAGCTCTGCACCTTGCCGTCGAAGAAGTCGTCAAGCATCAGGACGTGCTTATCCTGCTGGTCGGTTTCCACGGCCGCCCGGATGTGACCGGCTTCGACGCCGAGCCCGGTGCCCTGGAGCAGAGCGTCCAGTTCCTCCTTCTTGGACTTGATGGCGCTTTCCAGATCGACCGAGGCGAAGATCTTTCCAGCGAAGGTCGCGCGCAGATTCTTCTGGGAGGGGAGCGGCAGACCGCTGTCGGTAAGTGCTCTCTCCAGGCGGAGTTCGCAGGCGAGCAGCTGGGTATCGTTGGTGGCCGCAGTCCCCAGGAACGACTGCATGGAGGTGGCCACGGCCGCGGCGATCTGCTCGGTGGTGCCGGTGCCGGCTTCTTCGGTTATGGCCGAGGCGACCAGCTGGACGGCGCCCTCCTCGGTCATGGTCCCGGCCTCGAGGCCGGCGGTGATCTGCGCGTGCAGGTCGGGGCGTTTACCCTTGATACGGGCCATCAACTCTTTGAACATCTGGTCTCCTTCGCCGTCCTGACAGGATGCGGCTATCTGCAGAAATTGCCCGCCGGCGGCGGGGTCGTAGACTACGTCGACGGAGACCTTGTTGATCTCCAGCGGCGTCAAAACCTTCTTTCCTTTCAGGTTGATGACGGCGGCCTTGGCGTCGATGTCGACGCTGAGGCCGTAGGGGTCGGCTACGCCGGCTTCGCGCGCCGCCTTCATGTTGTCCCGGATGCCGTATCCGGTGGGGAGAAAGGCTACCTGGGCGTAGATACCATCGTCACGGGCCTCGGGCTTGGTGATGACGCCGATGATGTCGACGGGGGGCTTGCCGAACTGGGCAGCGACCTGGTGCTGGCCTGAGCGCAGGGCGAAGAGCTTCGCGCCTTCGAACTTGCCCACGGCGGCGGCCATGCGCTCTTTGGTGAAGTACAGCCGGCCGTCGACGCTGAGGCCGTACTCCAGGATTTTGACGTTCCAGAGGTTGCCGCTGTCGTCGCCGTCGACCGCGCAGAGAATCTGGCAAGCTGCCTTCACCGGCTGGTAGGAAACCTCGCGCTTCACTTCGGCGGCGGTGCCCAGGGTGACGGTGGAGTCCATGATGGCGTAGGGGCGCTGGTAGTACTTCTCCTTGCCGTCGGAACCGCAGGACTCGTAGACGACGGCGTCGGGGTAAACGTCCACGATGTAGCAGCGATAGTCCTTCCCTTCGCTGGTGCGGACTGCTTCGGCGACCAGCTCGCGGATTTCGTTGAAGCTCAAAGCCATTTTGACACCTCGTGCGTTGAGACCGGCGACGAGCGCCGGCGCCTGTTACAGGTCGACCATGTACTTCTTCCCGTCGGCTGTGACCAGTGTCACCGTCTCGTTGTCCCGGTCGACCCGGTAATCGAGGACGTCGCTGGCATAAAGCGGACGCTCGATGGGGGTCGACACTATCCTGACCCTCCCCTCGATCTCCTTGCGCTCCAGCGTT